TGGGATTTATGTAGATAAAACTAAATTAACAGATATGTGGTATTACTAGGAGATATATAAGATGAGCATTTTAATTTATAACGGAGTTACTTCGTTAATTGAAAAGGATAACAAACAACTACTGTCTAAGCAGAAGCCAAAGTTTACTTTTGAATATGAGACAATTCAGTTCACGGAGCATACTAAATCTTTTGTTTTTGCTGACAAAGTCGTAGAGTTAAGTGAAGAGCAAAGCATAGAGGTGTTGGATTTTATAGGGGGCGTGTCTGAAGATAAAGAAACTGCTAGTCAGATCGCATCAAATTTAGAGAGTTTGCGATATCTCACAGACACTGATTGGGTAAATAGTAAGTACACTGATGAAGTTGTATTGTTAAAGAACATGACTAGAGTTGAGTTTCTGGCCAAATATCGTGAGGTTTTGGAAGCGAGAGTAATAGCAAGGAAAAATGTAGTTGAAATAGAGTAATGAAATTAGAATTGATAATTCAATAACACTTCATGGTGTAGATGTTGTTTCAGTTAAGTACTCTAGATAATTGTAAGTATTAATTCATGTTCATTATTACCATCTAGCATTTTATGTGGTATAATATAATCATGGATTATATTGATATATCATACATTAGACAGTTATCTCCTCAGCTCAATAAGTTCAAGGATAAAGGTAACAACACATTTAATGCTAGATGTCCTGTATGTGGTGATTCAAGTCTAAATCCCAACAAAGCTCGATTCTGGTTCTTTCCTGAAAAAGTTAAGACTAGAGTTCATTGTTTCAATTGTGGGTACTCATCAGAGTTATCATGGTTTCTGAAAGATTATTATCCCAATTTATATAAAGAGTATCAGCGAGAGCGTTTTGGGTCCAGATCAATCAAGTCTAAGGAAGTTAGGCTTCCGAGTGTTCCGAAGCCGATATTCAAGCCAAAGCCTTTGAATCTCAAGAGTATTAAAGATTTATCAGTAGATCATCCAGCGAGGTTATATGTAACCAATCGGTTCATACCAGAGGATAAGTTACATCTTTTATACATAGCTCCCAAGTTTAAAGCTTGGTCACATGAGATGATGCCTGAGAAGTATACATACATTAAACAAGATGAACCTCGTCTTATTATACCATTCTTTGATAGAGATCATAATTTAATAGCATTTCAGGGAAGGAGTTTTGATCCCAGAGCAGATGTTAAATATATCACGATAAAAATTCAAGATACTGTTAAGCTTTTTGGACAAGAGCGGATAAATAATGATACAGATATAATTATCGTTGAAGGTCCTCTTGATAGTTTATTCCTTGACAATTCATTAGCTATGGCTGGATCAGCAGTTAAAGATGTACCATATGATAAGGATAAGGTTATATTTGCATTCGATAGAGAGCCTCGTAATAAAGAAATCGTTAAAGCGATGCATAAAAAGATCAAACAAGGTTATAGGGTTTGTATAGCTGATAATCTCGAAGGTGGTAAAGATATTAATGATTGGATTAAGGCGAGACACACACCAAAACAGATACAATGTGATATAATAGAACATACGTATCAAGGAATGGAAGCTGAATTGAAATTAACCGAATGGAGAAAGTGTTGAAATCTTTTAAAGAATATGTGAATGAATCTTTTATCATTAAAGATGATGTGTTATCATTTGATTATAGCAATACTGAATCAACTAAGATGGGTAAACGAATTGTGATGGAACCTTATAAGAAAGGGGGGAAGTCGACTGGTGGTATTGATGTGTATAGTGTATATAATGTTCATAATCAGATAGATGTTATTAAAAGTATCAAAGGTAAAGGACCGTACACGATCAGTTCAGAAGATTATCAGCAATTCTTAAAACGGACTGATTTATATATATCATCTAAGATTATAAAGTCTCATAAAATATCAACGATCATCACTCCTAAATCTAGTAGTGGTATATTAAACGATCTTATAGTCTTATTGAAGAAACGTAATCCTCATATTAAGTTTTTACCGGAGACGTTGATTAAAGTGATTGATCCGAATCAGATTAAGATAGATTATGATCACCCTAAGATCACAGATAAAATTTCCAAAAGACTTGAGGGTATAATTAGAGCAGCTGTTAAAAATAAATATTTTGAGATAAAAAAGGTAGATAAGAGATTCGCTCAATTTGTTTCTGGTTATTTTGAATCCAAGGATAATGTCAAATTCGAAGATGATGATAATATTATGATCCTTGATGATGTAGTTAGCTCAGGTTCCACATTCACTGAAATACACAATATCATTAAAGGTTACAGATATAATAATGTCATTGGCACGACAATTTTTAAGACATGACGATTTTCGCTATAATAGGAAGTCGGACCTTCGATGATATTGAGTATGCTGCTAATAAATTAGATGAGATAATAAGTCAGTATGATTCTATTGTATCGGGTGGAGCTAAAGGTGCTGATAGTATCGGAGCCGCGTACGCTGATATAAATGGATTACCATTAACAGTGTATAAGCCAGATTGGAAGAAGTATGGAAAAGGTGCTGGATTTATAAGGAATAAGTTAATAATAGATGAGTGTGATGTTGTGATTGCGTTTTGGGATGGTTCATCTAAAGGAACCAAACATAGTATAAATTTAGCTAGAAAGAGTGGTAAAGAAGTAATAATATTGAAACCTTGAGGAATATAAAATGCCTGTATTTGATGTGAGATGTAAGAGTTGTGATAGAACCAAAGAGATACTAACCTTAAAGATTAACACTGAAATCAAAGCATCTGACTGCTTATGTGGTGTTAATGACTGGGAGAAGATTGTTAGTGTATCTCATTCAAAAAATAAAGAACTTGATAGTGAAACACGACAAACAGAAGATATGTGTGATTCACGCTGGACATAATGGAGAGTAAATAATGAACGATTATCAAAAATTTATAGCATTATCAAGATATGCTAGATGGTTACCTGAAGAGAAACGGAGAGAGCACTGGAGTGAGACAGTTGCTCGATATTTTGATTTTTTCACAAATCATTTAAAAGAAATTCATGAATATGATCTCACATCAAATGATCGTGAAGTATTAGAGGTTGCTATTAACAATCTTGATGTGATGCCATCAATGCGTTGTATGATGACAGCTGGAGATGCTCTCAAAAAGAATAATATAGCTGGATACAATTGCTCATATGTTGCTATTGATCACCCAAAAGCATTTGATGAAATTTTGTTCATTTTGATGCATGGAACTGGTGTGGGATTTTCTGTAGAGCGTCAGTTTATCCAGAAGCTCCATGAAATCCCGGAATTAGAATTAACAGGCTCCGTTATTCAGGTAGCTGATAGTAAAGAAGGGTGGCAGAAGGGTTTGAGGAGATTGTTTCAACATTTGTGGGATGGGGAGATTCCTACATGGGATCTATCCAAGATTAGAGAGAAGGGAGCGAGACTTAAAACGTTTGGGGGAAGAGCTAGTGGTCCTCAGCCATTAGAAGACCTTTTTCAGTTCACTGTACAGATGTTTAAAGGTGCTCAAAATCGTAAGTTGACATCTGTTGAGTGTCATCGGATTGCTTGTAAGATCGCAGAGGTTGTTGTGGTTGGGGGAGTTAGAAGAAGTGCTTTGATATCCCTTTCCAATTTGAGTGATGAACGGATGAGACATGCTAAGTCAGGGCAATGGTGGGTTGACACACCAGAAATGGGTTTAGCTAATAATAGTGTATGTTACACAGAGAAGCCTGATATCGGTATTTTTATGATTGAGTGGACTAGTTTATACGAATCTAAGTCAGGGGAACGTGGTATCTTTAACCGTGAAGCAGCGTATAAACATCTCCCAGCTCGACGCAGAGAGCAATATGATGGTAAAGATCTACCTTTATACGGGACAAACCCCTGCAGCGAGATAGTTTTGCAAGATGGTCAATTTTGTAATCTATCTGAGGTAGTATTAAGGACTAATGATACATTAGATGACATCCGATCTAAAGTTAAGCTTGCTGCTATATTAGGTACTATGCAAGCAACATTAACAAATATTAAAGGTCTCCGTGCTAAATGGAAACAAGCTACTGTAGAGGAAGCTCTTCTAGGAGTTTCATTGACCGGTATTATGGATCACACATTCATGAATGGATCTAAAAAAACGGTGGAAGGTTTATCATTGCCTGATTTTTTGTCTGAGATAAAAGATATTGCAGTTTCTGTTAATGAGGAGTGGGCTAATAAGTTTGGTATTAATCCTGCTATGGCTGCTACAGCAATCAAACCCAGTGGATGTACAACGTTAAACACTAAAATCAAAACAACTTCTGGTGATATGAGTATGGCAGATATATTCATAGCTAATAAAGTTGAAGATGTTTTCAGTTTAAAACCTAATACATGGATTGAACCAATTATCGATGTTAAAGTTTATGATGAAAATAATGATGAGCAATTGATAACAAAACTTTTTATTAATGGTTTATCAGATGTATATGAAGTAGAGTTTAATAATGAAAAATATAAATTTACAGGAAATCATAAACTAAAGACGGTTGATGGATGGAAAAGAGTTGATGAAATAACTATAGATGATGATGTTATACAGTTGTAATTTGATGGTTATGTCAGTGCCTGGTGGATTGATATAACTATTTACGGAGAAGTGTAATGGAGTATGTACCGTATGTTTACATTATAAAGAATATAACAACTCAATTAAAATATATCGGAGTTCGGTATGCTCTGATTATTTGAATATGTGTTTTAGTTCAGGACTTCAAGATTTGAGAATAAACTCTAAAGCGGGAAAGGTAGGAGGGGCGATAGTTAAGGCTAAGGGTGTTGGAATTTTTAGAGATTATAGTGAAAGACTTGAATGGGCTAAGATGGGTGGAAAAGCAAGCATGAAAGCTGGGAAGCTTGAATATGAAGAAACAGGAAAAAAGAATTTTTATTGTTGGTCAACTGTTGCTGGAAGGAAAGAAAGATCTAGTTTAGGTGGAAAGAATGGAGCTTTTTCAGTTAATTATATTATGAAAACACATAATTGCTCTGAAAAAACAGCAATAGAAATTTTAAAAGAAGAGCAATCTATTAGAGGGACAATAGGTGGTAAAGGAAATAAAGGTTTTATTTGGATAACTGATGGTATAAAAACATTCAAATACACTAAAAATATTAAAATGAAAAACACATTGACGTTTTTCTAGATGAAAATTCAAACTATAAAAAAGGTAGAATACTTAAATGAAAATAACAGCTATTACAAAATTAGATGTGCAAGAATTTACAGTTGATGTTGAAGTGGACAATACCCATTCGTATCAATTAAACAACGGTTGTGTGTCACATAATACGGTCAGTCAATTAGTTGACTCTGCATCTGGTATCCACGCTAGACATAATCCTTATTACATCCGTAGAGTTAGAGCTGATGCTAAAGACCCTCTTGCAGAGTTGATGGTAGATGCTGGTGTTCCAATGGAATCAGATGTGATGGCAAAGGGTAATGTTAATGTATTCTCGTTCCCTATGAAAGCTCCTAAAAATGCTGTATTTAGAGAAGATCGGACAGCTATTGAGCAGTTAGAGTTATGGTTGACATATCAGCAAAATTGGACAGAGCATAAACCATCTATTACAGTATCAGTAAAGGAACATGAGTGGATGGATGTTGGAGCGTGGGTGTATAAGCATTTTGATGATTGTTCTGGTGTATCATTCTTACCATTCTCAGAACATTCTTATGCTCAAGCACCGTATGAGGATATTGATAAAGAGACTTATGATGAGCTATTAAGTAAAATGCCGAAGAGTATTGATTGGACTCAAATTGTTAAGTATGAATCTGATGATTCAGCATTGAAGAATACCAAAGAGCTTGCTTGTAGTGCTGGTGTTTGTGAAGTAGTTGACTTAGTTGCTGATGAATGATTGGTTGTATGATGATGTAAAATTCACAACAGATGATATTGGTGATGCTATAGGGTTTGTCTATAGGATCACTAATACGCAGAATGGGATGGATTACATCGGTAAGAAGAATTTCTGGCGGAAGGTGACTAAGCCTCCTCTTAAAGGAAAGAAACGAAAGCGACGATCTATAGTGGAATCTGATTGGCAGGTATATCATGGTTCATCTAACAAATTGTTATCTGATATAGATGGATATGGTTACGATGCATTTAATCGGGAGATTTTGTGTCTGTGTACATCTAAATCAATGATGAGTTATATCGAGTTATGGTATCAAATGAAAGAAGGTGTGTTGTTTAGTGATATGTCGTATAATGGTATCATCAACATTAGGATTAATTCTTCAGCTATTAAAAAGGATAAAGAGTTTATATTAAATGAGACAAAATAATTTGAAATTTTAGTTGACAGGTATCTAAATATATGGTATACTGGTACTATCAATTGAATTATTCTTTTGATACTAATTATGGGATTTAATATGAATAAAGATGAATTAAAACAAGCATTACATGAAGGGGCAGTTCGTATCACTTTTACAAAGAAAGATGGCTCAGAACGAACTGGTTGGTTTACTCTTCAAGCTGATGTATTAGCAGAAATTGTAGGAACAGGAAAATCAAAGACTATCAATAACCCTGATCTTATTGTTGCTACTGAGATTGCTGTAGATGGGAATAATCAATGGAGATCATTTAATTTCGATCAAATAACTGATATTAAAACAGAGAGATCATAATGAAGGTTAATCTAACACAAGAATATTATACTAGCCGAGTTCAGTTCGGAAATTATCACTCAATCACAACTCCATTTGCATCTGATACAGATAAAGCTGCAGGAAGAGAGTGGACACTTCCTGGAACGAAAAAACTTTTCCTTGCATCTGAGATTCAAACGTTTGCAACTAAACTCGGTTACGGTGGTATATTTGAGAGTGTATGAAAGATAATCAAATTAAAGTGTTGAGTGATAGAGATCACGTACTATTGCGACCAGCGATGTATTTGGGATCGGTTAACACTAAACTCCACGAAGACTTTTTTCTTGAGGATGATTCTATATCACATCAAGGTAAAGAGTATGTCCCTGCATTGGTTAAGATGTTTGGGGAGGTATTTGATAATGCTGTGGATGAAGCTATTCGTACCAACTTTGAATACGCTACGGATATCCGTGTAAAGATAACTTCTGATAGTATCACTATCAAGGATACTGGAAGAGGTATACCAGTTGAATTAGAAGAATCTACAGGAGAATATGGTCCAGTATTAGCTTGGGGACAAATGAAAGCTGGTTCTAACTTTGAAGATGATGATACTAGAATGACAGCTGGTATGAATGGTGTTGGGGCGTCTGTTGTAAATATATTCTCAACCAAATTTAAAGGTGAAACTTCAGATGGTCAACAGAAATTAGTTTACACCTCAAAAGATAATATGGATAGTAATTATGTAAAGGTTACTAATTCATCTCTCAATTACACTCAAGTTACATTCCATCCAGATTTTTCTAGATTGGAGTGTGATGTTATAGATGATGTAACGTTGAATGTTATGAAACAGAGAGTATTAATAGCATCTATTATGTTTCCTGATATCTCTTTCAGATTTAATAATAAAAAAATACATTCTAAGAGTCCTAAACATTTTATCAATTTATTTGGGAAAGGAGCAGACGTTTTAACTGGAGGGGATGGTAAGTGGTTTGTTGGTGTTATTCCTAATGATAATGATGATTTCAGATTCTTCTCTTATGTTAACGCTCTACATATGAAGGATGGAGGAACTCATATTGATAATATTTCATATAATATAGTAAACCGTCTTAAAGATAAACTCATTAGAAAGCATAAAGGTATTAAACCAGGAGACATTAGAAATAAGATGCAATTAGTTGTATTCTTTAGAGATTTTCCTAAATTTGAAACAAACTCACAGACCAAAGAGAGTTTGAGTAACTCAGCATCATTCATTAGGGAGTATATGGGAGATGTTGATTGGGATAGTTTTGTATATAAGTTAGCGAAGAATAAATTATTAATTGATCCTATCACAGAAGTGTTTAGAATTAAGGAAGAGTTTAAGAAAAGGCAAGAGCTTAAAAAATTAGATAAAGTCACTAAAAGGATTAAGTCAGAGAAATATTTTCCTGCTATTGGGGGAGTTGATAAGTTATATATCTGTGAAGGGACAAGTGCTCGAGTTGGTTTAATGAAAATACTCGGGAGGAGAGGAAATTCCTTTTATGAACTTAAAGGGGTACCGTTGAATGCAGTGAACGCGTCGCAACAAAAATTCACAGCAAATAAAGAGTTATCAGAATTGTATAAAATTATTAATAATGTAGATTTTAATCGGATTGTGATTGCAACAGATGCTGATCTTGACGGTAATAAAATTACTGGTCTTTTGTTTGGATTCTTTATAACATACATGCCTGATGTAAGTGTATCAAGATTAAGAACTCCATTGATGGTCCTTAAAAAAGGAGATAAGGTTATTAAGTGGGCTTATGATATGACAGAAATTAATTCATGGACTGAAGTAGATATGAAGGGTTGTGAAGCTTTTTACGTAAAAGGATTAGGATCTTGGAGAGCAGATCAATTAAGACATGTTATTAATATTGATGGTCTAGATAATATGATTGATAATGTAATTTTTGATGATAACACTATTATCACTAGTTGGCTATCATCTAATACATCTGACATCAGAAAAGAATATGTATTAGCTAATGAATTTTCTATTGCTAAATTGTAAAGGTATATTATGACAACAACGACTGAATTCTTCTCAACTGATTATGTTGATTATGCATCATATGACAATTTACGTAAAATCTGTAGTTATGTTGATGGATTAAAAAACACATCTCGGAAGATTATTGCTACAATCATTCGAAATAATATTAATAAAGAACATAAAGTGTTACAGCTTGCTAGTAAGATGTCTGAGCAATATCAATACTTACACGGGGATGCAAGTGGTGTGATTGTTACATTAGCTCAACATCACATCGGTTCAAATAATCTACCACTGTTAAAAGATGCAGGAGAATTTGGATCTCGTTTCGAGCCTATTGCAGCAGCTCCAAGATACATATTTACTCACAAGGAGAGTTATTTCAACTCTTTATTCAATGATGATGATTCACCTGTATTGAAACATCAAACATTTGAAGGAGAGGTTATTGAACCTATATTCTTTATACCAACACTACCTCTTATATTAGTTAATGGATCTGAAGGTATATCACCTGGATTTGCTCAGAAAATACTTCCTCGGAAGGTAGATGGAATTAAGAAGTCTTTGATTAATTTTATTAATGGAAAGAGTATCCGAGCCCAGAAACCACATTACAACGGCTTCAGAGGAACTATCTCTAAAGGGGATGGAGATAGTAAGTGGTTAATTTCAGGGAGTATTAAGTTACTGTCTATGAATAAAGTAGAGATTACTGAATTACCTATTGGATATACTCTTAAATCATATGTTAACATTCTTAATGGTCTTGAAGATAGTAAAGTGTTAAAATCATTTGAAGATCGAAGTGACAATGATCAATTTAATTTTATTGTAGATTTCTCTAGAGGGGTTATCAGAGATCGAGATGAGGGTTTTATTCTCGATACGTTAAAATTGGTTAAGAAAGTGTCGGAGAACTTCACTACAATAGATCAAGATAATAAAATTAAAGTGTTTAATAATGATGTTGATCTGCTGAAAGCGTGGGTTGATATTAAACTTACATATACTTTGAAACGAAAAAAATATATGTTATCACAAATGCAACATGAAGGAGAACTGTTGACATCGAGATATATCTTCATTAAATCTGTAATAGATGGAGATATAATAGTTACAAACACTAAAAAATGTGATATAATAAAACAAATTAAAAAAGTCAATGGGGTAATCGAGAAAGATGGGTTATATGATTACTTATTGAATATGCCGATTCACTCCCTAACAAAAGAGAAGGTTACTATGTTGAAAAGTAAAATTAAAGTGTTGATGGTTGATATAAAATCACTGAAACGTAAGACTGAACAAGAGTTGTATATGGAGGATCTGGATCAATTATGAGTACGTTAATGCTAGTTGATCAGAATCAGATTCTGCTTGGAGCTATATTTGCTACTACTAGAAAACAAGATGATGTTGATATAAGTCTCATTCGTCATGTGTTTTTTAGATCTATTATTGCATTAAATAAAAAGTTTAAACCAGATGATATTGTGATATGTGGGGAGGGACGATCTTGGCGGAAGGATGTGTATCCTCATTACAAAGCTCATCGTAAGAAGGGTAGAGATAAATCACCTTATGATTTTGATAAGATATTTCCAATGATCAATCAAATTATAGATGAGATTAATGAGTTTATGCCGTGGAAAGCTGTTAGTCATAAAAGGGCAGAGGCTGATGATATTATAGGTCAGTTAGGGCGACGACATGCTATGAGTGGAGGTAAAGTTGTTATCGTAAGTTCAGATCATGATTTCAAACAGCTTCACGAGTTTGGGAATGTAGTGCAATGGAATCCAACTATGAAGAAGTTGGTTAGAGGGGAACCTGGATATTTGAAG